CACTAACAAGTTCTCCGCCTGGCAATCCGTCTTTATTTATCTTTGCAGCCATGGTAAATCCTTAATTATATAAAATTAAGCGGCGAGGTTAATCGCCGCGATGTTGCTAACCGTTAGTTACTAACCAAGCTAAGGCAACGTTTTCACGTAAAAAGCTACGGGTCCAGTTTACAGCTAATGCACATTCCGCAACAGTTGGCGACAAGCCAGCGACCGTTGTTTCAGTCCAGTTATAACCGCCTGGATGTAATAGCCATTGCTTGCGTTCTGCTAATGTTTCAATACCTGCACCGTTACCAGCTTTTTCATCAAACTCAACAGCAACAGGGCGCTTTGATAATGCTTGACCGAAGCCAAATGCGCCAGCAGCATAGATAGTTGACACATAACGGAATCCAGAAGTTGTACCAGCAATAACAGGTTGTTTTTTATCTTCAACAACGCGCAATCCATTGTAAGTCGGAATCATTAAATCAGTATCTGAGTCTTTAATGAATTCAATGTTGTTTTCTTTACGCATTGTTTTCATTACTTCGGGGTGTACAGCAAGTAATGCTAATTTATCAGCGTTTTCACCCATAGTTGAGTAAGTATCAACGAAGGCATCAAAAGACCATTTGTTAGCAGCTACAGCATTGTCACCATCTTCAATTGAAATGTCATTGATCATGTCACCAGTATTGCTGTCATTCTCTAAGAACATACCAGTTTGCATGCCCTGAACACGAGCCGATAAACGGTTAGTCCAGTAGTTACTGGTGCGAGATTGAATTTGTACCATTGGCTCAGTAGCTGAAATTTCGGAGGCTAAGTTTGCAGTTTCCCACAAGTTGTTGATATGCACATTACGAGCTTTCATTGTGCCTGTATCAATTTTGTCGGGAGTGGCTAATACAGACGGATCATCACTAGAAACGTTTTCGGTTGAATTGTCTAAATCTTTCCAGTAAGGGATAGTTGTAAGCTCACCCATGCCAGCGGCGCGCATAGTTAAAATCGGATCGATAACAATCGCACCGGATGCAATGAATGCGTTACGTGATGGATCATCTTCTTGCATGTATGAAGCGTAAACATCATTATCAAATGCAATGTCGGAGATTCGTGTAGTACTCATAATTTTTTACCTTTTTAATTTAAGTTAAATGCCTGTTTGAAGCCTGACGGGTCTTTTTGTTTGAACTCTAACCGTTCTTGACCATTCATATCTTTTGGCAGTTTAACCGAATCAAATCCGCCTTGTGAACCCTGCGAGCCTAGCCCCGAGCCTACTTTTGCTTTTATATATTTAGCGTTCAACTTATCCGTAATAAGTGATTGCTTTAAATCTTCTAACTTTGTTGTTACATCTTTCGGCACAACAACACCGTCTTTTACTTCGACTAAGCTATTGAACTGTGATTGCATATACATGCGACCAGCAGGATCATCAGCTAAAACGATTGAGAAGTCATTTACAGCACCTTCAAGTAATCGCTTATCATTTGTTTCTTTAAACTCAAGCAGAACAGTTTTGATTTTATCGTCACGCTCTTCAACGGCTAATTTATACTTAGCAACATCGTTGTCTTTTTCAGCAAGTGCGACTTTGTTATTTTCTTCAGTAGTTGCAATTTCCATCGTCAACTTCTCAACGCTTTCTTTTGACTCTGACTCACGCTTGATTAAATCAGCGTTTTTATTTTTCAGGCCGAGAATGTCAGCGTCATAATCTTTTTGAGCCTTTGCGAGCATTTCACCCTCAAGACCATAATCTTCAAATTTCATAATATTGTCCGTCCGTTGTTAACTGTTTATATTTTACGCCTGTTTTACTTGCTGGTCAAATATGCCAATTATTAGTTACAATTTAACATTAGCATTCTCAAACACATTGGGCGCTTTCTTTTTCATCTCTGAAAGAGTTAGTGGCTGAAAGTTTCTATTTAATGACAGCCTAGCAAACTCATCACTAGTTAAGCCACCACTACGCAATAATTTGGCTCTAGTTGGCCCAATTGCATCAGCCTGAAATGCTACGGGCTGCTTTTTAAGCCAGCTAAAATAAGTTTCTTTAGTTGATACTTGCCCGTCAACACTCGCTCTTGTTGCTCCGTTATCGAGAAAATCAAACTTACTTGATAGTGTAGGGGTGGTTGTGCTTCTACAATTTGGGTGGATTGGCGGTAGTGGTCCTTCACCTATTTTGAACTTACGCCCATCTAATGCAGTGCATTGATCACTAGTTTTACTATCTAATGTTGACACCCATTGATATCCGGTAATCAAATCCTTGTTTTCACTCATAGTAACAAGCCTAGCTTGAGTTGATGCGTGTTGGACTGCAGTTCTTACAATAGTTTTATTGCTACGATTTATTTTAGCTAATTCGCCATCATTAAACTTATTGGCCTTAGTTCCGCGAATGTTGCGGGTTATTTGTGCGTTAGTTTGCCCTTGATAAAAGCCTTGTGTAATCGCATTGTTAACGCGCTGCACTTCTTTGGCAGACCAATCTTTGATAAACGGTTCGAGTAATTGCTTGCCGGAATAATCTTGCATCTGCATAGGGTTAACACGAATGGCTGTCAATACTTGCGCTGTTGCTGGTACGGCTGACTCAAACGCTACAACTACCTGCTCATAGCTTTTAGCTTCAAAGCCTGCCTGTTGAATGCCTATTTCACCCAAGTCAATAGCTAACTGCTTATTGTAATCATCATAAATAGCTTTTTGTAGAGAGGTAACATCGGCAAGTATGGTGTTAAGCTTTTTCTTGCTAGTGATTGTTTCACCTTCATTAGATAAACGTAATCTAACATCTTTCTCGATACGCTTTAAAAAAGGCGCAAACTTTTTATGTTCGCCTTCTTTTAGTCTTTCAAGCAATACTTGATTACGGGTATCTATCGCCATTAATTGCGGTGAAGTATCAGCCATTATTCAGCAACTACAACTTCGTCTTCATCAAAATCAATACTAGAGGCTTGTTCTTCAGCTATCACAGTATTCATATCATCAAGATCAACATCATCAGAAATTAGCTTTCCTTGGACTAATTTTCGATCTAAAACGTCTTTACTGATTGCGCCACCTTGCCAGATACCAACCAACTTAACAGCGTCTTCAGCGCTTAAATTAGAATCAAAGAACTCATCATTTAAAGTATATGAATAATCTTTGTAATCAATACCCATCATTAAGCATACCCACTCGATACACTGTGTATAAGCTTCTGATATGTTGCTTGAGATAACCTGTAAATCACTAACGTCTGATGCGTGTTTAATACGTGCAGCTTCGGCAGTTTCAGCCATACCGCCAGTGGTAATAAGTTGAGCGCCTAAAGCAATCATTTGTTCTTCGTAATCTTTTTGTATGCCTCTAGACATTGTGTTTTCAGGGGGTGCAGTTAAGTTAAACGTACCACCAGCCTTTAATACTATTAACGAGTCTTCACCTAATTCAACGCTACCACCGTTTTTAGCCTTATCCTGTGCAATCTTAGCAAAGCTATCATCGGCCACCCATGGTTGACACGCTGACAATTGAAAGCTACTTGATGCAAGGTTAGCCGACTCTTGATAATGGCCTATGTTAATATCGCTGATTGGCTCAAGTGGCAAATTATCAATACCTGGTTGATTATTCATTGATCCTACAAAGGTAAAAGGTATGTTTTTCATTTTTGCGCCACTTGAATCAGTAACGCCAACTTCATCGGTTTGAATTACCGTGCTACCACTTCCGTTTTCATCTTCAGTGAATATCTGAACAGTTACGCCGTCAGCTTTTAACCGGTAAACTTTGAATTGATTTTTAATATCGCGCTTTATACGCATTTCATCAGCGTAAACTTCTACCTGCTCTTTCAGAACAATTAGGTCCAATACTTTAGCGTTATTCAACACAGTTTCATGCCAATCAATGATTGACTCTGCTTTGTATTCTTGAATAGTGGCCCTAAAACCCGCATCAACATCAGCTTTCGTAATCTGAACGCCTTTGTCATTGCGAGGCATATCCACAAGCAATCCATCACGACCAATCGATACAACGTCACTTGATACGCTACGACTTTGCTGATTCATTGATAAACCAGCGCCGTTAACGTTTTTAAATATATACTCTAACTCCGCAGGAACTTCAGACTCAACCGGCGGCTTGCGATATAGCATACCTAACAAGCCAGACAAAGTTTTGACGGTTGCGTTATATAGTCGAGCTCCGTTAATCATGTTTACGTTGCGGTTTTGATTGTACGCAGATGTATTGCTTGGATTGATAGGGCGCAAAAATGAAACTGAAACAGCTTGTGATACTGTGGTCACTTGAGTATTCAGCCCACTAACGCGCTTTAAGTCAATTTCTTTTAATCGAGCCTCGCCGTTATTTATTGCACGAACTCTTGCCCTCTACGATCGTGACTGGGAAAC